CTCCCTGGAGGGCTTCTCCCATCGCATCAATGGGGCCAAGGCGTCTCTGATTTCGGCTCTGTGATCAGGGCTGGGGTCATGCCAACAGTTGTAGCCACCAGTGTTTTTGTTGATAGTAAAGTCATTGCCGTCGCACGCAGGGCAGATATATTTTCCATCCTTACTGGGCTCTAGAGCCTCCAAATGATCTAAAATCGAAAACGTCACGGGAAGTCCAAGAAGAGCACAGCCATCATGCCAGTTGATGGGGCACGCCGCACTGACAATGAAACATTAGAAATGCTTATGGCCTCAATGGTTGCAAAGGGGGTCTCAGGGGCTATTGTGGCCACGAACCTTGCAGTTTCACATGCCCAAAAGCCTTTACGCAGGGGGGAAGTTCCGTCGTCATTTCACCCTCTCGAACCAAGCCTCAAACCATTTGGACTCCATCGCGCATTCCGCCTTGCTATCGCGTTCTGAAACACTAGAGCGTCTCATTCGTGCCACTTCGTCTTGGGAAGGTGGTGCTATGTTCAACGATCAATCTTGGCCCTTTGTCACTGACTACACCGATGAAGCTCTCTGAACTAATCGCTATTTGCACAGCTTCTCTGACTGAGCACGGCGACATGCCAGTGATCTTGGCTCGTGAGGGCTCAATCCTTGAGGAAGGTTTTGAAAACAGTTTTATTGACGGCATCACCGACATTCGACTTACGCATGATTGGCCATTGCCCGGTAAAAGCCTAATGGTGGCCGAGCCCATAAAGTCGCAACTGTTGATTCTGTATGATTCTCTTTGCACTCTAGACAGCTCAATCCCTGAATGATTTATTTACGCTATAGCCCTTCTGATTTTTTAACAATGAACGAACTCACGCAAACGATGATGGCCGAACGCTCCATGGGTCAGTTCCAGCCTTTAGAAGTGGCGGCTGACGCCTTCAAGGCCGCTTACGAGCTTGCCATTGGCGAGCATGTGGAGAAGAACTATAAGGGGCTCTCCTACCTCTCCTGGCCCTTTGCCTTTCGCTATTTGAAGGAGCACTTCCCCTCCTTCTACGTGTCGTTTGAGGAGGCGACCATTGGCTGGCCGGTGTTTGGGCAAACTGGCTGCTGGCTGCTGCGCCCTTATTTGACGGACGGCTGCCGTCGCACTCCAGCACTTGTGTTTCCGCTCATGGACAACAAGCACGGATCCCTGCAAGAGCTGAATGCACGATCAGTCAGTGACAACATTCAACGTGCAAGCGTTAAGTGCATTGCCACCTTCACTGGCCTTGGCCTAAAACTGTACACTGGAGAAGACATCCCCAAGAGTGACGAGGAAGTCTCAAAGCCTGCCGCAAAAGCAAGCACGAAAGCAGCGCCTGCAAAGAATGATCCTCCTGTCAAAACAGAGGAACCTGCCGCCAGCAGCGAGTTCGATGGTAAAAGCGCATTGCTTTCCTTCTGCAAAGCCAATCCACTCGGCTACGCAGACGAACGCACCAGCATGATGGCAGGCAAGGCAGCGTTGCAAAACATTGGCCTTTCCAAAGGCGACGACATCAAAGATCGTGCCATGTTCGCCAACGTCGTCACTACTGCTGTCACTTCTTGGACCAAAGAACAAGGAGTGAAGATTAGCAAAGAAACGATGGGGGAAGAAGTTGACAAGCTTCGTGCCATTTGTGCGGAAGGCACCATCGAACAGGCTATTAAAGGAGTAGAACTGTTTATTGTGGGAAAGCAATAGACATAGCAGCGGCCCGCTTCGCGCGGGCCTTTGCTGGCACAGTCGTCCTTCTTGAAGAAGATTAACCTTTTTATTTTCCCATGGAACTTTTAGTTTTTTCTTGTCTTGCAATCATTGCTTGCTTAGCAGCCGCTAAGTTCATCTATTTTTTCGCAGGTATTGACTCATGACTGGCTGGCAATTTCCGTCTAAAAAAGAATGGGAAGAAGCTTGGAATAGCGCCCATGTGGTGTATGCCGAGAGTGCCGACCCTGACCAATCAGGCTTATGCATGGCGCTGCTATGGCACGCTCGTGCGGCATGTCAGAGGAAGAATGAACAAAGCTGAAATCAGGAAACTGATTAAGAAGCTTGACAACGCCGCTGTTTGTTGCCATGAATGTGGCAGCAAATGGGGCGTTTATAGCGTGGGGTGTTCCTCCACTTGGAACGGCACTTGCCGTGTGTGCGACCAAGAGACACGCATCACTGAATCAAGAGACTACGGCTATTTCTTTACTGGCATCCGCAAGTTAAAGCTTCAGCTAAAAGACTCCACTGTCGAACCGTCTTGATCTTTGCTTGATTTGCATTATGTCTGCTGTCTATTACAAGCCCAACCGAATTAGCCTCAATGGCAAAAGGCACTATCAATGTGAAGGCTTTCCTAATGTGCCAGAGGGAATGCTGCTGCCGTCTGTGACCACTGTGTTGTCGTCAATGGCACCAGTAGGCAAGATCATGGCGCTAATCAATTGGCGTAAACGAGTGGGGGCTGAAGAAGCAAATCGTCGCACCAGGCTCGCAGCGAACCGTGGTACATGGTTGCATGGTGTGGTAGAGGACTGGTTCAATGGAGAAGACATTGAAAACCATCTAGAAAAAGCTCCAGACTGGAAACCGTATTTCACCATTGCCCAGCCCTTTCTTGACACTATTGACGAACCATTGTTAGTTGAAAGTGCCGTTTCATGGTGGAACGAAGAAGACTGGATTGGCTATAGCGGCACCTTGGATATGGTGGCCAAAATGAAAGACGGCTCTACTGTATTGGTCGATTGGAAAACCAGCTATAAAGAAAAGCCTGATTATCAGCTCGCAGACTACAAGCGTCAATTAGGGGCATATTCAATGGCAGCAGAACAAATGTATTCCTTCCCCATTGATGAAGCTTGGTGCGTGATCGCCTGCTACGACCCAGAAAACAAGGACGTTGAGCCCTCCCTCCAACTGGTGCATCTCGATGGCTTTGAACTGGTGAGCCAGCAGCGCATCATGCACGATACTGTTAAGAGATATTTCAAGGAGCATCACCCAGGGGGCAGGGCATTTGCGCTTACGGCCGACAGGGGGTAAGATAAGCGAGCCCTGAACAGGGGCAAACCATCACTCCTCAGGAGAAACACCATGGCCAACAGGCCCCCACTGACTGCCGCGATCGACCTCACGCCTGAGCTGCTGAATGCTCTGAAGGCTGCAGGCCCCAACGATCGTGGCAACTACTGCCTGGACCTTGCCGTCTGGGAAAACACCAAAGGCACCTCTGATCGCGCTCCTCAGTTTACTGGGAGCATCAAAGTGAAAGGCACGAAAGACGGCCCCAAAGGCTTTGCTTCCGTTTGGGACAATCGCGCCAGCTCTGATTCCGACCTGTTCTGAGCCATGCTTCTCAACGACCAGCAAATCAGCAAACTCGCCGAGCTTGACATTTTTGTTCCGTACGTTGGCGAAAAGCGACGCGCTCTAGACGATGGGACCAAGGCCATTTCTTATGGTCTTTCCCAAGCCGGCTATGACATTCGCTTGAGCCCTGAGCAGTTCTTGGTGTTTGATGGTGAATCAAACAACAACTTTGGTTCCGTACTGGACCCAAAGGATGCAAAGCGATTCGTTCCTTACGAAGCACAACTGTGCGTCAATGAGAATGGTTCATTCTTTGAACTGCCTCCTTATAGCTTTGGACTTGGGGTGAGCCTAGAGCTGATCTCCATGCCTCCTAGCATCATGGGGCTTTGCTCAGGCAAGAGCACTTACGCTCGTTGCGGAGTGATCATCAACGTCACTCCCATTGAACCTGGCTGGGCTGGCCACTTGACCATGCACGTTGCCAATGCAACGGCCTTTACGGCCCGCATCTACGCCAATGAGGGCATCGTGCAAGTGATGCTTGTTCAGCTCTTTGGCAACGTAAAGCAGCCCTACTCCGGTCACTACCAATACCAAGGCGCTACAGTGCAACTAGCTGCAGTCTGACATTGAGCGCTCTTGAAGATCAGTTCCTCGGCATCTGGCAAGCCAACCATCCTCAGTTCATTTTTGAACGAGAATTTTCTGCCATTGACGCCTGGGAAGCGGACTATCAAGAGCGCTTTTCAAAAAGCAAACGGTCTAAGCGCTATAGGCTAGATTTTGCCCACCCCAACTCTTGCACTGGTGTTGAGATTCAAGGTGGTGTATACAATCGTGGCCGTCATGTTACTGGCTCAGGTTATGAAAGAGATTGCCGTAAATACAATCTTGCTTATACAAGCAAGTGGACAATCTTTCTCCTCACTTCTGCCATGGCCAAAGACCTTTTCTGGCATTCGCTGATCGCTGCACATATTCGCACTGTTTCTGCATAGCATCAAGCATTAGTGAGGCTTGATTCATGATTTCTTCTGCAGCTTGCAAATCAAGGTCACGCTTGTCTAAAGCTTGCCGCAGTTGGATGTTTTCCAGCATCAAGCTTTGAAACGCTGTTTGCATTGCACTCCAGCCTTCCAGAAGATTCTTTGCTACAGGCTTTAACTGCGTCAAGCTGCTGCATTCATCAATGGCACGATGATTTACTGTAAGAGCAAACTCACGCTCTGCTGAATGTTGAAATGGTCCCATAGCGGCAGAATACTTTCGCCCATTGTAATCAAAATTCACTGGCAGACAGTATTGACTCATAGCAAATAATGGTTTGTCTTTGTCTACGCTATCACTAAAGCTGGCCATGCAAGCCTTTCTATGGCTGGCACCAATGCCGCAAAAGCCGGAACAATAACTTCGGTTTCCTGCCGTGCTACGGTAGCAGCGCCGGTTTTCTTCCTTTGATGACCTTCCCATGCCTTGACCCCCTCCAAGACGGCAAAAGCCGAGTGATGCTTTTGGATTCAATGGGAAACAGTCTTTCCATTGTCAATGATGCTCGTCAAAGCTTTGGCGCACAGTCAGAGCAATGGACAGAAAAAGATGGCAAGCTTCTTGCTTATTTAGCCAGGGAGCACCATACAAGCCCATTCCGTGGTGTCGTTTTTAAGTGGCAGATTAACGCTCCTCTCTTCATTGCTCGTCAATGGTGGAAGCATACAGTGGCATCCACTTTTGTTGATGATCAACTGGGTTGGAATGAAAAGAGTTTTCGCTATTGTTCAGCAGAGGACGCTGAGTTCTACACTCCTCGTAAGTTCGCCAAGCAAAGCACCAGTAACCGTCAAGCCTCCGAGGGGCTCTTAGCAGGCAACGATGAGGCATTGGCTCAACAGCTCTACGCACATGCCTTACAGGGCTGTGTGCAAGCGTATGAGGGGCTTCTGCTGGCAGGCGTGAGCAAAGAGCAGGCAAGGGCCATTCTTCCTGCTGCGCTATTCACTTCCTTCACTTGGACTTGCTCATTGCAAGCTTTGTTCCATTTCATCTCCCTTAGGAGAGGCCATGGAGCACAAGGGGAAATCATAGCATATGCCAATGCTTTGCTTGAACTAGGCAAAGAAGTGGCCCCAGAAGCCTTTGATGCTTTCGCTCAAAACAACTATCAATTCTGATCATGCACGACCCTGTTAATTCTCCGTTTCACTATGCTTCTGGCTCTATTGAATGCATTGATGCCATTGAGGCTTCCATGAGCCGTGAAGCCTTCAAAGGCTTCCTAAAAGGTAACATTATAAAGTATATTTGGCGCTATGAAGATAAAGGAGGCGTAGAATCTCTCAGGAAGGCAGAATGGTACTCGGCACGTTTAATCACCGTGCGAGAAGAAGAAGAAAAACTGCGCGATAACATTGCGAAAGCCAGCAAAGAAGTAGCCGACAACATGGTCTCCTACGATCCTGACGCTTACATGGTTAGCGGCTGCGCCAGCACCAGGCAGGGGCCCTCCGAGAGCTTCTTCAGCTTAGTGCGCCCCTAAGCAGCGCACCACTCCCCCATCATCTCAACAGGGTCGTTATCGGCCCTTTTTTCATGCACTGGCTTAGTGTAAGTGGCCTCGCACCATGCTTCCCAATCCGCCAAGTCAGTGTGGGCACTAACAAAACTATGGGAATGAATCCAGCTCATCAGCACGTCTTCACGATGCTGGCTCCACGTCTGCTGAGGGCGCCACCATTCAAACAATGGCAGATTGCTCTTGGAAGCATTGCAATCTAGGCATGATGGACCACTGTTCCATTTCGCAAAGTGAGGGCCGCCTTTGCTCTTGGGAACAATGTGATCAAGCGTTAGCTTTTCGTTCCATTTGCCACAGTACGCGCAGGCACAATGTCCAAATGGTCCACGGAGAGGATAGTCTTCAAAAATGCTTTTCCTGAATTGTCTCTTGGCTTCACTTGGTCGAAGCTCAGCCAGTGAATGAAGAAGCTCGTCGGGTCCATTCCTCGCTCCCATAGCAGCATCGACTGTCCTGCCTTTAGCTTAAACGCAAAACACGAGGAGGGGAGCAATGTTTAGAATGAATGAAATGATATTTGACTGATGAACGCTTGGCAGGCAAAGCTCACGGATTTTGCTGTGGTCTTGACTGCAGGGATGCTTCTGGCTACTGGTGGGATGATGATGAGCATTGGCCATCAGCAAGTAAAAATTGCCACTCAAATTGAAAATATTATCGAGAAGCTTGATTCATTAACAGAGAACATGAAACAGTTAGAAGAACGTGTACGATTCTTGGAGATAAAACGCTAGCATTTGAGAAACGCTTGTATTGTCATGGGCACTGTTGAATGGTTTGTTATTGGCGGCATTGTCATCGGCGCCATTGATCAAATTCTGGATCATTCCCCCTGGAAAAGCAACAACGTTCTTCAGCTAGTAGTTGAAGGCTTAAAAACTGTTTTTCGGACCAAGTGACTTTAGTGGTCAACAATGATTGGCAAGGCGTGTGCTCTTATGCTCGTAGCGTAGGGGCACGTTTTCCTGAGCTTGTGGCATCACAATGGGCGCTGGAAAGCAACTTTGGCAAGCACCTATCAGGCAAATGGAATCCATTCGGCTTGAAAGGTTCTGGCACTGTGAAATCCACGCAAGAGTTTTACGATGGCCAATGGGTGACGATTAAAGATGGCTTCATTGATTTTCCTAGCCTTGCTGCAGCCATCGACTATTTAGTCAGCCATTGGTACAAAGATTGGCAAAGGTATAAAGGAGTCAATGGCGCACCGAACCGTTATGCTGCAGCTCGTATGTTGAAGGATCAAGGCTATGCCACTGATCCCGACTACCCCAACAAGCTTTCACGCTTGATGAAACAATACGCTCCTGAGCCTTCTGCTATGACCCTCATTGGCCCCAAGAAACGCCCGCAAGACTTTGGCTTCAAGGCAGGCGACAGTCATTTGATTGTGAATGACGCCATGGAAACCATGAAAGCCTTTTCTTTTGAAGGAAAGCTTCTATGGGAAATCCCTTGCCTTGCTCGTGGTCAATATAGTGATTATGAGTGGAAACTAAACAAGTCTGATACTCCCCCTGGCTTGTACAAACTGGGCCAATTGTATAACGATTATGCGCTTCATGGTGATAAGGCCCCCTACGATCGCACTTTGATGGCTTACGGCTGGGCTTTTTACGACATGATCGACCTAGAAGGTCAGGAGACTGGCATAGGACGGGCTGGAGTGGGCCTTCATGGTGGAGGAAGCGCACTGGGCTGGCCTGGAGCATGGGCGCCTAAGCAGGCCCTCGTAGCCACCTACGGCTGCTGCAGGATTCACAACTCAGCACTCATCGAGAAAGTGCTGCCTCTCTACAGGAAAGGCGCGGTTTTTCTTTCAGTGTTTCAAGAAGGTTAACAGCGAGCAGTGCCATGAACTGGGAACAATGGTTTATGGCACTTTGTTACGAACTGGCCATATTCCTCATCAGCAAACGACCCAAGCTTGCTTTTGCCCCATGGATGAAGCTTCTGCTGCTGCATTGCAAGCCATTCTGGGCGGAGTCCAAAACAGAAGCCACCTTGAAAGAAGTGGACAGGCAAGCTGAAAAAATAGTAGAACAATGGAAGCAAAATGATAGGGAAGTTGCAGCAAACAATCTTGCTGCAGAAGCTCAGCTTTTATTCCCAAAAGCAACCATCACTCCACTTCCTAATGCACCAGTGCCTTCTGTTTTGATCGAGCATGAAGCAGACCAGAATGCAAGCGAAAGCGTCAAGGCCCTTGGTGGTGCCATGCAAATATCACGCACACTGACTGACTTATGATAAAGGCAAATACATCACTTCCATGGAACTCATTATTGGCTTTTTAATGTTTTTCGTGGGAGCTGGCATGACTAGCTGGATGTACTATCGTTGCGTCCATCCATATCATCCGTCTTGTAGGATTTCTTCTCAGTTTCAAGTCCACAATAAATGAGATTGTGCAGGCGCATGTAATGAGGCAGGCCATCACAATAGTCAATGCCAAACACGTCGTACATTGCCCAGCGATAGGAACCACCATCGCTAATTTCAGAGCGATACATTAGTTTCATTACTTGCCGGAAGCAGCGAGCCCTTTCTTCTTGGTCCAAGCTATCCCACCATGCCTGGTCTTCTGTTTCAGTGATGTCCATGATCTGCTGGAACGCTTGCCGCAGAGGATTGGCACTAAACGCTGCTGCTTGTTCCATTGAGACCTTTCAATGGAAGAATCATAATGGCTGCAAGGGACAAAATGCAGGCTAGACCAGTTCGTTCCAGCCGATTAAGCCAGTTGCGTCTTCAGCGCTGCTACATCGAATGGTAAGGGCCAGTACTTCGCTGTTCCCATTGATGTCTTGACCAAGGGCCAGTGCCAAGCTCCCTTCAGGAGTGAACTCAATAGAGCCACGAGACGCCACCAGGCCAGCCCCTACGACTGTTCCGCCGCTAAAAGTGCCATAGCTCATGGTTTCAACATTACCCCTGCCATTGGTCGAGGGGAGCCACGTGCCACTGATCGTAGGATTCAAGCGTAGCTGCCATTGTGCCACCGTATTAGAAGCCGGGTTTCCTCCTACGCTCACATCCACTTGAGCAGGAATAATCACATTGTCTGTGCGCCCACTGGCCATACGAATGGCAGAGACCATGGTCTCGCTGGAAATGCTTGTAAAGCCACTAACTCCTCTTCCTGCCACATAGATGGGACCAGCGGGCTGGTAACCTCCTTCACTGGCAACATTAGTGCAAATCTGCTTAAAGCTAGCAGGGGATGCAATGGTGGAAGAGTTGGCAATTCTGTACGATACTGGCAAGATTGCTGATGTCATATAGACACTGTCGATATTATTGGCATGATTAAATTCATGGCAATACTTTATTTCTCCATCAATCACAAACCCCACTCTCACTCGTCCCACTCCCAGCCATTCCAAATCTGTAGCAAAAATGTTTGCCTTGGTAAAGTCAAAGTCAGAAAAAGTGTCAAGGTTCCATTCGCTTTGAACTGCCACCACTTCCTGCACAGTGCCAGAAACAAAACTACGTACGGCAAACTCAATCACGCTGCCATTAGCCCTTAAGATGATGCCATTTTTATCATCAAAATAACCCACCTCCTGGATTAAGCCAGCAATGGGAGTATTGCCAACAAAGCTAGCCAAAATGGACAAGCTTTTTCCTGGCTGATAAGGAAACCTGCGCCGGCTCCTGCGCAATGCACTGTCGCCTGATGCAGTGGTAGTAGTTAAAGCAAGCGAGCTTTCATTGATTAAATAGCTCGTACTGCCACTGCCAACAGTTCTTTCGTCCCATAGGTCTGTGCGCTTGGTGTAGCGCAACATGGAATCAAACAGTGTGAATGGCTGACTAACTCGTTGCCGGCCGAAAGCATCCATGCTTCCGCTGTCTGGTCCTTTCTGGAGGATTTGACCACGATGATCAGCTTGAATGTAGGTTTCAAACTGCTCGTTGCCGGCAATAATTTGTCCCATTATCAGTCAATAGTCTTTTCTTGATTATAGCCATATGCGTCCTCGTATTCTTTGGCAAGCATCACAAAAGCATCAATGATGTTTTGCGGCCCATACCCACACCCCATTGCAAATTGAAAGAACTGCCTAGTCAGGCCCGTGGCATTTACTTCTTGGCATTGATGAATTATTTCTTGATAGCCAGCCGTATCGCTAGTTGTATCGCCAGAAAAACGATGGGAAAAAGAATAGGAATCAACAAAGGCGGTCATGGTAGACAAAGAAAAAGGCCAGCCCGCAGGCTAGCCGAGAAGGACCATGGCGTCAAGCCTAGCTTTTTCCTTGTCCACGCAAAAGTTTGCGCCCATGACTTGGCTTGCTTCTTTTACCTTGCCCTTGCAAGGTCAATTTCGGGGCGCCAGGCTTGTGCTCTCGCTTAAGGGCAGCGTTTCCACCTTTTGATTTAACGGCCATGAAAGAAAATGGGAGATGAGCGGAATCAGTGTAGCCTGTCCACGCCACTCTTGCGACATGGACAGGCTTTAGTTAAGAGAACGCTCTGTTCAGAGCTTGCCAGCAGCAATTGCGTCAGTCAAGGGCTTAAGGTTTTCGGTGGTCCAATAGTCCTTAGCGACCATAATTTCAAGATGCTCAACATTACGGCTGATGCAATCTTGCTCCTCTTCAGTGAGAGAAGGCTTGGCCAGAAGGTTATTGATCAAATTCACGCTATCCATCGAAGCGGAATACTGACGGGCTGGATCGACGACTGAAGTAAACATTGGTTTAATTGATTGGTGGTTTAAGCGCCCTTGAGGGCAGTGATTTCGTCCTGTAGTCCTTCAACCATTCCTGCAAGCTCTTGCACTGCATTGACAAGAACAGGCAGTAATGTACTATAACCGGCTTCAAGCCGATCGGGATTCTCTTGGCTCACAAGGTTTGGAATGACAATGCCAGTTTCTTCTTGCACGGCAAGAAGCTCCTGCGCAATGAAGCCTGCGTCTTCGATGTCCACTTTGCCTCCATCGCGAGCGTCCCAAGTGAAGGATACTGGACGAAGTTTGGAGACGAAATCAAGGCCAGCACGAAGATTGGTGATTTCTTTTTTGTCTCGGACATCAGACAATGAAGTGATGGTCGTCACTTGACAGCGTAGCGTAGCAATGCCGCTATTACCAAGAGTGATTACGTTGCTTGCCGTGACAGACGCGCCTTGTGAATTGTTTCCAATAAATGAGTTGTTTGCGCCTGTCGTATTAGTGCTGCCAGCACTGGTTCCAATGGCAGTATTACTAGTGCCACTTGTCGTAGCATAAAGAGAATAAATACCATGAGCAACGTTGTAGTTGCCAATGGTATTAGAAAAGAGAGCCTGGGTGCCGATGGCACTGTTTTCAATGCCAGTGGTATTGGAGCCAAGGGCCTGGAGTCCAGTCGCTACGTTGGAGCCGCCAGTGGTGTTGGCAGCAAGGGCTTGGTGACCAGTCGCTACGTTGTTGCTGGCAGTGGTGTTGGCAGCAAGGGCTTGGTGACCAGTCGCTACGTTGTTGCTGGCAGTGGTGTTGGCGGTAAGGGCTTGGTAGCCAGTTGCTACGTTGTTGAAGCCGGCAGTATTGGCTGCTAGAGCTAAAGCGCCAACCGCTATGTTTTGACCGCCAGTGGTATTGGCGAGAAGAGCTTGGTAACCAGTTGCTACGTTGGTGGTGCCAGTGGTATTGGCGGCAAGAGCCTGATAGCCAGTCGCTGTGTTAGCGCCACCAGTGGAATTAGCCGCTAAAGCAGAAAGTCCAATTGCTATATTTTGTCCTCCAGTGGTGTTGGCAGTAAGGGCTTGGTAGCCAGTCGCTACATTGTTGGCGCCAGTGGTATTGGCGGTCAAGGCTTGGTAGCCAGTTGCTACGTTGGCGGCGCCAGTGGTGTTGGCGGCAAGGGTTTGGTGGCCAGTTGCTACGTTGGCGCCGCCAGTGGTGTTGGCGGCAAGGGCTAAAGTGCCAGTTGCTATGTTTTGATTGCCAGTGGTGTTGGCGGCAAGGGTTTGGTGGCCAGTTGCTACGTTGCCGAAGCCAGTGGTGTTGGCGGCAAGAGCTGAAGCGCCAGTTGCTACGTTGTTAGCGCCAGTGGTGTTGGCGGCAAGAGCGCTGCGACCAACGGCAGTGTTGTTACTGGCAGTGGTATTAACGGCGAGGGCTCCAGCACCATAGGCAGTATTATCATTACCAGTGGTATTGGTGGCAAGGGCAGTGAGACCGTAAGCAGCATTCTGACTGCCTGTAGTGTTGGCGCTGAGGGCACTAAGGCCAACGGCAGTGTTGTTGCCGCCAGTGGTGTTAGCGGTGAGGGCGGCAGAACCGATGGCGGTGTTATTGCCGGCAGTAGTATTGGAAACAAGGGCGTTAGCGCCATTGGCAGTGTTGTTGGCGCCAGTGGTGTTGGCGGCGAGGGCGCTGCGGCCAACGGCAGTGTTGGCAGTGCCAGTGGTATTGGCGGCGAGGGCTCCGTTACCAACGGCAATATTGCTAACGATTGCTCCCGCACCACGCCCCACCGTAGCGCCATAAACAGTCAAGTCCCCCGTAGAAATTGTCACGGCTCCAGCAGCGCTAACCGTCATACGTGCGACGCCGCTAGTAGACACGCCCACGGAATTAGCCGAAGGCAAATAAATGCCATTAGCAGGAACAGTAGCGCTGCTAGGAATCAGCGCAGCAGCAGTGCTATTGCCAGTAGTAATAACATTTTGACTGCCAAAATCTGGGCTAATTTTAGTGCCAACAATAGCAGCGGCGCTATTAACATCTGCATTGACAATACTGTCATTAACAATGTTGACCGATGCCACGGTAACGGCACTAGGAAGTGCTCCGTTTGCAAGCTTAGACAGATCAATGGCGGCAGAAGCGTTAATATCAGCATTGACGATGACGCCAGTTGCAATGGACGTGGCATTCCCGACTGAAGTGATGTCGCCAGTTAAGTTGGCATTGGTGGTAACAGTGGATGCATTGCCGGCTAATGCAGCCGTGATTGTTCCAGCAGAAAAATTGCCACTTCCATCACGAGCAACAATCGCCGAAGCTGTATTAGCACTAGCAGCAGTAGTGGCACTATTGCTTACTTTTCCTGCTGTCGCAATAGTCGCAAGTTTTGCGTCAGTAATGGTTCCGTCAGCAACCATCGTGTTAGTGATGCTGCCAGTATCACCAGTGGTAACAACCGTACCAGTAACGTCAGGTAGCGTAATAATCTTATCCGACGCCACTGAAGCCGTGGCTCGCAAAGCAATATAGTTAGTGCCATTAGCCGTGGTTTCACGAAATTGCACTTGCTGCTGATTGTCCATCACCAGCGCACCCGTCATCACGTCGCCAGTGACATTGACAAACTCACCGTCTTGAGTGCGCCATGCCGTACCGTCCCAAACCTTGAAGACATAACGGCTACTAGCAGTATCAAGCCATTGCTCGCCTTTGCTATTGCCTGCCTGTCCGCCGCTTGCAGGACTTACGTTTGGTGCCGTAGCTCCAACGTGAACAGGGCCAACTTTTACTAAGTCGCCATTACTGTCTTTAACAAATAGCCCAGGACTAGCAAGATTAGAATTAACGGCAAGTTGCCCGTCAGCCATTCCACTAGGAACAGGACGCTTATTGGCAGTAGATGAACGCAGATGCTGGAGAGCCATTCCTTAACACCCAAAAATGGGCCGGAGATTATCCTCTTAGTCTAATAGCTGCCGTCGTTTATGGTTAACGTGCTAATGTTCCAAGTATTAACCCATGACGCATCATAATCAACGCTACTATTCTTAATCAACACTTGATTTACAGTGCCTCCAGAACTAGGAAAGCTAGATCCCATGGCTCCTTGCGTGCCAGGCACTGCAAGAACAATTTGCGTTTCTTCATTATTTGAAACGTTAATCTGGACTTCTGGCATTGGTCAGTTCCTGGAGTAAGTACGTTGTACGGTCGCTATGCCAGAAAGCCAATAGTAGCGTTCCCCTGGGCCGTTTGTTAAGCTTACATCATAATTGTAACGGCCAGCTTCAATCCCAGACGAAACGGCTGGAGGCATAGTCACTAAAAACTCTCCATTCACTGCATCAGTAATTGAACAGTTAAAAGTGGCAACTTGCACATCTTGGATGATGCCCCTAACATCAGCATCAACTGTATAGCCTGTTAAGTTGACTGGCTTTGCAGCATAAAATACGCCTTCCCCATTGCTTTGAATTTGAACGGCGGTACCGCCAGAAGTGGTGGCAACATAAAATGCATTATTCGTCAAACCACTACTAAGAACAAAATAAATTGAATTCAAGCTTAGCCCACAAGGCACTTTTACTCCCGATATGGTTACAACGCCTGTAGCACCACTGGCCGTAAGGTCTTCTGCTGTAAAGACAACTTTGGTTCCATTCGTCAGTCCATGGCATGGCGCCGTAAACAAAGCATAACCACCACTTACCGTAACACCACTCAATACTTGCCGTTGCTCAGTTGCCCGCAGTACTGCCTTCCATGTGGCATTTTGCAAAATAGTTGTATCGTATATGGCGGGATAAATCATCGCCTAATCACAACGCTTTCTTTTATTGTAGCTCAAGGTATCACACAAGGAGGCTTTCATAATACGCTTACAATGGCTCAAAAGCTTCCGTCATCAAGGTCAGAAAGAAGAGCTATGGTGCCGGTTAAGTTTGGCAATGTAATCGTACGGTCAATAGTTGGATCCACTACTGCCAGTGTGGTTTCAAAGCCATTGTCAGTGGCGCCTTCGAAGACCAAGGAACCATTATTTCCAATTTCTAGCACTCCTGAAATTGTTCCGCCAGTTCTTGGCAGAGCATTACTAGCTAAGTCATAAGCCGTTTTGACGGCAGTAGCAGAAGCAATGGTGGTGGAGCTAGTTGTGGAAGTAGAGTCGCTAACTTTGCTTTGTAAGCCAGAAGGTGTAACAGCACGAATACTATCAGTGCCAGACTGTGTTTCAGCGCCAGTGGCTAGTGCTAGAAGGCCAGCGTTTGCAGTGGTTCCTGAAGGAGTGAGATTGACAAATGAGCTGCCCGTGTAATAATGAATGCCATGAATGGTGGTACTATTATTCACCCATAGTTCACCCAAGCTATTTCCAGAACTTCCAGCCGGAGTCACATTGGGAGCTGCTGCGCCAACATGAACGGGCCCAACCTTGACGACTGCCCCATCGTTGGCCTTCAGGAACACCCCTGGCGTAGACGAGGCAGTGTTAAGCGCTAGTTGACCATCAGCCAAGCTGGCTTCACTGGGGCGCTTGCTGGTGATGGCAGAGCGAAGATGTCTAAGAGTGGCAGCCATGGCAATGAGTGGTGAGTAATAAAGGCGGCCTTAATTGCTGCATTCTAAATCTTAAACGTACTCACCTTCGTCTATTACTGCATTAGTAGAATTTAGTACGTGGTCGATATTGTCCCATCCAGTGTAATAAAAAGCTTTTGAGGTTTTGATTAGCACCTGTCCTTCGCTGCCGTAGGGAGGAACCTCCTTTCCTGCATATACAAAGCTTGACAATTGATAAGTCATTTATTAATTCTCTTTGTTTCTAGAACGATCCATCATCGACAACGCCAACGGTCATAATGCCAGTGCCTGATGCCACCAAAATTTGAGAGGATGCTCTCACGATGCCAGCAGTGGTTGCATTGGCAATTTGCACTTTTGCCCATACACTTTCATTGTAATCTTCTTGCGATGCAATACTAGGACTAGGCGGCACTAAAGACCCGCCTGCCACTAAGACATCTTCGTCGCTGACACCACCAACTGCACTGTAAAGATTGACCTTAGTCCAAGATGCGCCAGCGCCTTCTGATAGCACCCAGTTGCCAATGGCAAGGCTTTCCGTAGGGGCGGGAGCTGTACCAGTGCCTGCCGTTGTAACAACTAAATATACGCCGTTGTTGCTCGTATTGGGAGGAGACAGCGGCTGTCCAACAGTCAGCCCGGCTTCAATGCCATAAATATTGGTGCTTTCAACAACATTCCCCGATGCGCTATAAGTGCCACCAAAACGCAAGTTAATCTGCGTGGGACTGCCGTAGCCAAGGTTTAGCCAATAACCATTAGGAACGGGAGAGACTTCTCCCACCCAAATATAAGCAGCACGATCATTAGGGTTGATCCACCACTGTCCAGCAAATTCAGGAACTGGCGAGCTTTCGCTAACTTGCGCAATGCCATAATCAGCCAGTTGCGAAGCCGTTACGCTATTTTCAGCC